GTCCATGTGCCACTTAGAAAGCGTAAGTTGCTCGAAGGTACACCCGCCCCCAGCTTTCTGTTCTCTGTCAGATCAGACTGCAAGAAGGCTTTGTGGTGCCCTGGAGAGACGATTCTAAATTCTCCTGTTGTTCAAATGTCAAACAAGTACGTCAAGAATGAATCTTTTTTTGATGTCCCCTTATCCAAGTGGCGTTTGGTAGACCTGACACAAGGGCAGTCCATGTACATGTGCGATAACGACTAGGGAAAACCATGAGCATTATTTACAACAAAGCTAAGTGCTTTAAATGCGCATCTGTCGTAGAATCAAAACATGTTCACGATCTTGTGTGGTGCCAATGTGGCGCAATAGCCGTAGACGGCGGTAAGGAGTACTTAAAACGTGTTGGAAGACCTGAAGACTACATCGAGCTCTCAATCACAGCGGACGACCCACCCTTCGGGATTAACGTGGGAACGATGGAACTGGCCGTGGAAGACTCCACAGGAGAGAGCGAAAATACAACAGTGGGTGGAGCGAAAGGAGGGTAAAATCTTTGACGACTCGATTCCTTTTTAAACAACTTGTGCAGAGGGGCACGAATGAAAACTTTAGTGCTAGATTTAGAAACAACTGTAGAATTCTTAGATGGAGGGCTTAAAGATAATTCCCCATTCAATCCAAAGAACAGAATCGTATCTGCCCACTTCGCATGGGTGCACGACAACACCACTGTAGGCCAATGCACCAGCCTCGTATTTCATCACAACGATAAGGCTACCCCGGACTCTATAGACGAGTTAGTTAAGGTTTTAAACGAAGCCGACCGCATCGTAGCTCACAACGCTAAGTACGATGTCATGTATCTGCTTGAGGCCGGGTTTAAGATTCCTGATGACGTGTATTGCACGATGGTAGGAGAATACATCCTAGCTCGTGGCCAGCGCATGGAGTTAAGCCTGGAGGCTACGGCCATTCGTCGCAATACTTCTCTGAAGAAATCTGAATTAATAGACCAGTACTTTAAGAAGGGTGTAGGCTTTGAGGCTATGCCCCTAGATAGCGTAGTTGAGTACGCTGAGGCAGACGTACAGTCCTGTGCAGAGATATACCTGCAGCAATTGTCAGACTACGAAGACCTAAACAATGTCGGTATGAAGCCTGTTCTAGAGCTTATGTCCGAGATGCTCCTGTTCCTAGTCGAGATTGAAAGGAACGGTGTACAGATAGATGTAGAGGTATTACAGGAAGTTGAGAAAGACTACTTAGCAGAAAAGGACCAGATTGAAAAGAAACTGTCTGAGATCGTTAAGGATGTCATGGGAGACACCCCGATCAACCTAGCTTCTGGGGCAGATATGACTAAGGTCATCTATTCCCGGGAAGTAACTGACAAAACTCTGCACAAAGAGATATTCAACATCGGACTAGACCATCGGGGCAAACCTTTAATGCGTCCCAGGATGGCCCCCTCAGCATTCGCTCGAGCTGTGCGCCAGACGACCAAACGAGTTATGCGGACCGTGGCGTACCACTGCAATGAATGCGGGGGCAGCGGAAGGATTACTAAGATCAAGAAGGATGGGAAGCCATTTAAGAATCCATCCAAGTGCCCTTCATGTGAGGGTCAAGGATTTACCCTGATGGAGAACGGGAAGGTAGCAGGGCTTAAATTAGTACCTGAAGGGCCTAAAGATGCTGGTATCAACGGGTTCAATGCTGATAAGGTTACGATTAAGCGCCTAATACATCAGGCAGAAGAGAAGAACAACCTAGAAGCCATTGAGTTTCTTAGGGGGGTGTCTCGACTGAACGCAATTAACACCTACCTTGATTCCTTTGTACGTGGTATCCAGAGGTGGACACGGCCAGATGGCCTTCTCCATGCACAGTTCAATCAAACCACGACTCGCACAGGCCGTTTGAGCAGTTCTAACCCTAACTTCCAAAATCAACCTAAGGGCGGCAAGTTCCCCGTCCGTAAGGCCGTTGTCAGCCGTTTCGATGGTGGTTTAATCGTAGAGGCGGATTTCTCTGGACTGGAGTTTAGGGTAGCAGGAGAGCTCTCTAGAGATCCGCAGATCATTGAAGACATTTTGTCTGGCAAGGATGTACACAAACAGACAGCTATGATTATCAATGAATGCGCCTTAGACGAAGTTACGAAGGATATGAGGCAGTCGGCTAAGGCGTACACCTTCGCACCTCTGTACGGCGGGATGGGAGCTGCTGAACCGACCCACATTCAGAAGTACTTCCGGGAGTATTTCAATATTTATCAAGGACTTAGCAGATGGCACCAGAAGTTGATGGACGGGGTGCTCAAAGACGGCATCGTACGCATACCATCCGGGCGGGAGTTCTTTTTCCCAGGAGCCAAACGTCTTCGTAGTGGACGGATAACTAACGCCACTGCTGTAGTTAACTATCCAGTACAGTCATTTGCTACAGGCGACATCGTGCCAATGGCGTGTGCTAGAGCTTACCGCAAGTTTAAGATGCTCGACCTTAAATCGAAACTTATTTTGACAGTTCACGATTCAATTGTGGTGGACTGTCATCCAGACGAGCTGGAAGTGGTTAAGAAGATTCTCACTTGGTCAATGACGGGGGTTAAAGATGAACTGAAAGAACGCTTCAATTACGACATGGCATTGCCATTAGATATCGAAATCTCTGCCGGCAATAACTGGATGGAGATGCAGGAATTACACCTTGACTAACTTTTACACGAGCAGTACCATTTACTCTCTTTTTATCTGAAAGGAAAATCATTATGACTGAATTAGTTACTATCGACGCTGCCAAGGAACGTGCTATAGCTGCCGCCCTCGGACTTTCAACTCAACAGGAAAACGTGCTGTTGCCGCTACTTAAGATCAACCTCGAAGACGAGGATGACGATGGAAATGCACTACCTAAGGGTAAGTTCATGATCACAGGCCAGGACAAGACGGTGTACTCAGACAAAGTCCGTATTCGCCCACTGTCACAGATGTTCCAATGGATTCACTACGATCCTATTGAAAACAAGGTAGCGAACAAGACTATTGTCGTTCCCCGCCTGAATGTCGAGGCCCGGGATCAAAAAGGCGGCTTGAAGTGTGGTAAACCCGCATCAAAAGTCTTGAAGGCAGATCCGGAGTTGGCTAAGAAGTACAAAGACATCACCTGCTTCCGCC